CGCTGAAGCCGCTGCCCGCCACGCGGAAGGACATCGGCATGATGGAGGAAGCGTTCGCGTGGGTGCTGGCCGCGAAACCCGATGACCGGCGGCTGATCGCCCTGGCCATCGGCGCGCTTGCGCGGGGCGAGAAGCGCGTGCCATGGATGAAGCTGCGCAAGCCCATGGGCGTCACGCGCGGTGCTGATGGGCTGCGGATGCGGTATGAGCGGGCGATGCGAAAGGTGGTCATTGCGGCAAATGCCCGCAGATCCGCGCCTGTCGCATGTCAAACGCTATAAGTTGCGGGCCTGAAATTATGTTTGTTCGTTTCCCCGCCCGTTTCTGCCTATAGCTATCTACGCTCGGGGCGGTCCTATGGCTGTTCAAGGCATCCTCTCCTAAACTCGACAACGCCCAGCTTGGCCCCCGCCTTGCTGGGCGTTGTCATTTGCAGGCGCGATCATGGGAAAGCTGAAGGCTCTCGGTTCCCGCCTCGGCGGGATGCCTGCGAAGGTGAAGGCTGCGCCCAAGGTGGCGGAAGGGTTCTACTCCTCGCCGGAGTGGCGCGGGCTGGTGGCCGACATCAAGCGCGAGCGTGGCGCACGGTGCCAGCGGCCCGGCTGCCCGACGCCCACGCATCGGGTCATCGCTGACCACATCGTCGAGCGGAAGGATGGCGGCGCGGACCTCGACGCCAACAACGTCGAGCTGCTCTGCTTCACCCATCACCAGCAGAAGACGGCAGCGGCGCGCGCGGCGCGGGCGCAGGGTCGGACATGGGGGGGNGGGTCGAAAATCTAGGGGTCCGGCGGCCCTATTACCGCCGCCCCTCTCATGTGGAGATTTTTTATTATGAGCGGTGAATTTTCGGGGGTCGATCTGTTCGGCGACCCGATTTTGCCGCGTCAGGAAGGCCGTGGGCGACCGGAGCATGAATGGAGCCTCGAAAACTCCAACAAGGTGCTACTTGCCTTCGCTGACGGCCGAAGCGTCAAAGAGGCGGCAACGGTGATCGGGGTTTCTGTCCCGACTTTGCGCAAACATTATTTTGCCGAGGTCGCCAAGCGCGACCAAGCCCGCCTGCGGATGAAGTTCACCCAGATGGCGCGCCTCAATCAGGCGGCGCAGGATGGGAACGTCGCCGCCGAAAAGGAACTGATGAAGCGCCTCGACAAATCGGCCTTGGCTGAGCTGTCGGAGCGGGTAGCCAATCGCGGATCTGAACCGAAGCAAAAGGCGAAGGGGAAGAAAGAACAGCGCCGCGATACAGCGCATAATGTGGGCGGGAAGTTTGCGCCGCCTCCCGGTCCCCGATTGGTGAACTGATGGAGTGGTCAACTGCCTGCCCCGACTGGGAAGAGCGCATCGTCGAGCGCCGCTCGCTGGTGCCAATCGATCCGCTGTTCCCGGATGAAGCGAAGGCGGCGCTGGATGTGTTCAAGTCGCTGCGGCTCGTGGACGTTGCAGGCCAGCCCACCTTTGGGGAGGCCTGTGATCAGTTCGTGTTCGACTTCGTTGGCGCGATTTTCGGTGCCTACAATGCCCAGACGGCCGAGCGTTACATCCGGGAATTCCTGCTGCTGATCAGCAAGAAGAACTCAAAATCGACCATCGCCGCTGGAATCATGGTGACCGCGCTGGTGCGGAACTGGCGCTATTCGGCAGAGCTGCTGGTGCTGGCACCGACGAAGGAGGTTGCGAACAACGTCTTCACCCCGGCCATGGGCATGGTCAACGCCGACGAAGAGCTGAAGGCGCTGCTGCATCCGGTGGAGCATCTGCGCTTGATCAAGCACCTGGTGACGGGCGCGGAATTGAAGGTCGTCGCTGCTGATGCCGACATCGTGTCGGGCAAAAAGGCCGCATTCGTTCTGATCGATGAGCTTTGGGCGTTCGGGAAGAACGGCAAGGCCCCTGCGATGATCAGGGAAGCGACCGGGGGCTTGGTATCTCGCCCGGAAGGGTTCGTGGTCTATCTGACCACCCACAGCGATGAGCCGCCCACCGGCGTGTTCAAGACCAAGCTCGATTATTTTCGGGAGGTCCGCGACGGCGAGATCCACGATCCGTCGAGCCTGGGCATTCTCTATGAATGGCCCGAGGCGATGTATAAGGCCGAGGCCTATCTGGACCCGCGAAACTTCTATGTGACCAACCCGAACATCGGTCGGTCGGTCAGCCAGAAGTGGCTGGAGGATGAGCTGCGCAAGGAAATGCGCGGTGAAGGCGAGGGAAAACAGATTTTCCTCGCCAAGCATCTGAATGTTGAAATCGGCCTGCGACTTCGGCGCGACCGCTGGAACGGCGCGAACTTCTGGGAACGCGCGGGCGTCGAAAGGTTACGCGATCTGCGCACCATGCTCGCCCGATGCGAGGTCGCGGTTGTGGGAATCGACGGTGGCGGATTGGACGATCTGACCGGCATCTGCGTCCTCGGCCGCGACAAGAAGTCGAAGGCTTGGCTTTACTGGAACCGCGCATTTGCACACCGCAAGGTGCTGCGCATCAGGACGGAGATCGCCGCCGAGCTGAAGGGCTTCGAAGAGGATGGCGACCTCGTCTTCTGGGGAACCGAAGATTTTGAGGCGAACGTCGCCCAGCTGCTGGACGCTGCGGACGGCGAAGAAGCGGAAGTCACCGTCCGCGCCGAAACTGACGAAGACATCGCCGCGATCGTGGCCCTCTGCTCGGAGGTCCGCGACGCGGGCCTGCTGCCGGAATCGCACGGGATCGGCGTCGATCCGGCGGCGATCGGCTCGCTGGTGGACGCTTTGGTGGCTGCGGAATTCACCGTGTCCGACGGCAACAAGGGCATGGTGACTGGTGTGTCGCAGAGCACCACCAACATGTTTTCGGCCATCAACACGATGGAGCGGAAACTCGAAGCGGGCACCGCTGCCCATGGAGGCACCCGCCTGATGGCGTGGTGCGTGTCGAACGCCAAGGCTGAGCTGAGGGGAAATGCCGTGCATATTACCAAGGCCGCTGCCGGCAAGGCCAAGATTGACCCGCTGGTCGCGTCCTTCGTTGCGACCAAGCTGATGGAGCGCAACCCAGAAGCGGTGGGTGGTCATCTCGATGATTACCTGTCTGCCATGAAGGCGCGCGCAGCATGACGTTCGGCCGCAAGATGCTGCGCGGCCTGCGCACCGCGCTGTCGCTGCTCAGCCCTTCTTCATGGAAGGGCGTTTTTGAAGCGCCATCCTACACCGGCAAGACAATCACGGCTTCCAATGCTCTGACATTGTCCACGGTCTGGGCCTGTGTGCGCCTGGTGTCGGGCACGATCTCCTCGCTGCCCTTCATGGTATATAAGGAGGGATCGGACGGAAATCGGGCAGTCTTCAAGGCTCACCCGCTTTACGGGCTGCTCCATGATAGCCCGAACGCGGACCAAACCGCGCTTGATTTCTGGCAGTTCATGTGCGTTGCGCTGGAGCTTTGGGGCAATGCCTTCGCACGGATCTCGCGCGGCACTGGCGGGAAGATCGTCGCCCTCATTCCATTGCGCCCCGATGCAGTGGCGGTGCGCAAGGTTGCTGACGGCTCGATCCGCTATCGCTTTGTCGACAATGGGCGGACCTTCGATGTCGGCCAGGACGAAATGTTTCATGTGCGCGGCTTCGGCGGCTCGCCGCTTGGCGGTCTCTCCACCCTCGCATTCGGCCGACATTCCTTCGGCATTGCTATGGCGCAGGAAGAGGCCACGGGGCAGATGTCCCGCAACGGCCTGCGCCCTAGCGGCGTCCTGACCACCAAGGATGCGAAAACGCTGACCAAGGAACAGCGTGATGACATCTACAAATATGTTGTCGAGCCTCTCGCGGGCGACAACAACGGCAAGCCTATGGTGCTGGAGGCCGGGCTGGGGTGGCAGAGCCTAGCCCTAAGCGCGGTCGATGCCCAGATGATCGAGAGCCGCCAATTCTCGGTTGAGGACGGCTGCCGGTGGTTCGGCGTCCCGCCACACATGGTGGGGCACACCGCTGGCAACACACATCTGGGCAGCAGCATCGAACAGCAGACGCTGGGATGGCTGATTTTCGGACTGCGCGAACGCATCAAGCGGATCGAACAGGCCGTGATGAAGCAGCTGCTCACCGCCGCAGAGCGGCTCACCATCACGGTGGAAATCAACATTGAGGGTCTGCTGCGCGCCGACAGCGCGGGCCGGGCCGAATTCTATTCGACCATGGTCCAGAACGGCATCATGACCCGCAATGAGGTGCGCCGCCTCGAAAATCTGCCGCCGCTGCCCGGTGGCGACCAGCTTACCATTCAGTCGAACATGATCCCGGCTGACAAGCTCGGCACCATCACCAGCACCGGAGAGGCCGCCAAGCGGTCAATCATCGACTGGCTATTCCCGGAGGGCCTGCCCTCACTGAAGCAGAAGGAAGACGCGTGATGCTGTTGCACCACAAACATGGGCAGCTGAAGGTTCGCGACTTCAGCCTGTCGATCAAGGCGAGCGACGTGGCCGAAGACGGCTCCTTTGAAGGGTACGGCTCGGTATTCGGCGGCGACCCCGACAGCTACGGCGAAGTCGTGGCGCGGGGCGCCTTTCTGGAGAGCCTTGCGGAGCTGAAAGCCAAAAACCGGATCGTGCCCGTCCTGTGGCAGCACCGTACCGCTGAGCCGATCGGTGTCTATGACTATCTGGAAGAAGATAGCCACGGGCTTAAGGTCAAGGGGCGGCTGCTGAAGGATGACGTTGCCCAGGCGCGCGAAGCCCATGCGCTGCTGAAAGCCGGGGCCGTCACCGGCTTATCCATTGGCTACTGGGTCCGGCAGGCCAGCTACGACGAAAAGACAGGCATTCGCACCCTGATCAAGCTCGACCTGGTTGAGGTCAGCCTGGTTACCTTCCCCGCCAAAGATGATGCCCGCGTCGAGGCTGTGAAGTTCAAGCTGGAGCGCGGGCAGCTCCCCACGAAACCCGAATTTGAGAAGGCACTGCGCGAGGCTTTCCCCTTCTCGAAATCCCAAGCTGCGGCAATCGCCAGCCACGGCCTGGATTATTTGCTCCGGAGCGAGTCCGCGAGCGCCGGCGACATCAAGTCCATCTCCGACGCCATCGCAGGCTTCGACCTGCCCCAGCTCTGATAGGAGTTTATATGAAGCATCCGAACATTCTCGCTGCCTCCTCGGCGGCGGCTCTCGCCATGGGCGGCATGGTAGCCCCCGAATTCGGCCGAAAGGACGGCGGGGGCGATACGCCCGACATCAAGCAGCTCTCGCGCGAGCTGAAGGCCGCGACCGACAAGGTGAAGGAATTCGCCGAAGACGCGAAGGGCCGCCTGGAAAAAGGTGAGCAGCTTAGCGCCCAGGCCAAGCAGGCCGCTGACGAGGCACTGGTGAAGTTCAATGAACTTTCCGCCTCGATGAGCGAAATCGAACAGAAGCTCGCACGGTCGGGCAACCCTGACGGTAGCAATTCCCGCAAGTCGGTGGGCTCGCTCGTTACTGCTGACGAAGGCATCAAGGCCTTCATGGATCGTGCACCTTCCAAGGGTTCGGTATCCTTCTCGTGCAAGGCGATCATCACGTCGCTGACCACGGACGCGGACGGCTCCGCTGGCGACCTCATCATTCCCGATCGGCAAGCTGGCATCGTGGCACCTCCGGAGCGCCGCATGACGGTGCGTGACCTCATCACGCCCGGTCGCACCAACTCCAATGCCATCCAGTTCGTTCAGGAAACTGGGTTCACGAACAATGCGGCCACCGTGGCCGAAGGCGGGACCAAGGCTCAGTCGGAACTAAAGTTCGATCTGAAAACCCTGTCGGTGGCGACGATCGCTCACTGGGTGCAGGCATCGAAGCAGATCCTTGCCGATGCGCCAATGCTGGAATCCTATATCGACGGTCGCCTTCGTTATGGGCTGGCATATGCCGAAGAGTTGCAGCTTCTGAAGGGTGACGGCACCGGCTCCAATCTGCTGGGCATGATCCCGCAGGCGACCGCCTATGCAGCACCAGGCGGCCTGGTGGCCGACACCATGATCGATCAGCTCCGCTATGCCATGCTTCAGGCAGTCCTCGCGGAATACCCGGCCACCGGGCACATTCTCAACCCGATCGATTGGGCGCGCATCGAAACGCTGAAGAATGAAATCGGCGAATATATCATCGGCAACGCGGCGGATGGAGCGCAGCCGCGCCTGTGGCGTCTGCCCGTGGTGGAAACGCCCGCGATGACAGTCGATAAGTTCCTGACCGGCGCCTTCAAGCTGGCGTGCCAGCTTTTCGACCGTGAAGACGCCAATGTCGAACTGTCCACCGAAGATCGCGACAACTTCATCAAGAACCTCGTTACCATCCGTGGCGAAGAACGCGTCGCGCTCGCGGTCTATCGTCCTGAAGCGCTCATCTACGGCGACTTCGGCAACGTCGCCTAATTTAGGCGGGAGGGCGGATCATTCCGCCCTCCTTTCCAGACCGCCGGAGCCGACGGTCTGGAAAGGAGAACCTCATGAAAATCAAAGTTTTGCGTGACTACAGCGGCGCGGAGGGCACCGATGTGGACAAGAACGTCATCGCCGGTTCGACTCATATCGTTACTCGGGCGCGCGCCGCCGAGCTGAAGAAGGTCGGACTGGTGGAGATCATCGGTGACGATGTCCATCCCGACGACGAACAGGAGGAAGAAGTGGAAGAAAAGCAGGCTGCGCCTATCGTGAA